CCTGACCGTGGACACCAACACACTCAAGGTGGACAGTGCGAACAACCGCGTGGGCATTAACACTAATTCGCCGTCATTTAACTTTCACGCAACCACATCAACCGGCTCTGACTTTGCAGGTTTCTTTCAAAACACAGCAGGCTCTGGCAATGGAACGTCTCTAGTTGCCAAAGGGGGCGCAAACAACGCTTCACCAAATTTTCAAGTTCAAGACTTTAATGGTAATGCCGATTTCACAGTTCTTGGCAACGGCAGCGTCGGCATTGGGGCCACTCCTTCAGTACCCTTCGAGGTAAAGAAGGAGAACGCAGGTTTTCAGACAATCCTTGATAATGACAACGGTTCAGCGAAGGGCTTGAAGGTAAGAATTAAAGCGAACGACTCTGGAGACTTTCCCGTTTTTCAAGCAGTTTCGGCCTCTAGCGGGTCTGATAAGAACGTATTCACTATATTCGATGACGGCAGCGTCCATATAACACAAACTGCTAATCGTGGCCTTAAACTTTCAAGCGCAGCAAACGGCAGTGGTCAAAACGATGCTGACGCGGTTTACGATGCACAGGACACAGAAGGTGGTGGAACCGGCTCCCATGTATTCAAAATTGGTGGCTCTACAAAGACGCGCTTTAATCAAGCTGGGACCATCATTTCAGAAAATGTAACAGCGCAAAATGCAAATCTTGAACTCAACGGCGCATCTACGAACGGCTATTACAATGTTCTGATGAATGGCAATGCTAATAACGGTTACAAAGTTCTGTTTAAACACGGTAGCAACAGTGTTGGCAGTATTATCACAACTAATTCCAACACCTCTTACAACACAAGCTCAGACCATCGTCTAAAAGAAAATGTAGCGGATATGACCGGCGCGATAGCACGGGTCAAGCAGCTATCTCCTAAGCGGTTTAGCTGGATTGTGGACGAGCTTGATGCCGCGAATGTGGACGGCTTTCTTGCCCATGAGGCACAGGCCATCGTGCCAGAGGCTGTGACCGGCAATAAAGATGCAGTAGATGATGACGACAACCCCGTCTATCAGCAGATTGATCAGAGCAAGTTAATACCTTTGCTCACCGGAGCATTACGCGAAGCCATCACCAAGATCGAAACCCTTGAAACCAAAGTCGCCGCACTGGAGGGTAACTAATGCCGCTCAGTAAAATTGTAGCAAACTCCATCACGGACAACACGATTACCACGGATCAGATTGCTGATACCGCCGTGCATGGGCGACGTAACCTGTTTCACAACTCGGAGTATCGTGTTGCACAAAGAGGCACCTCTTTCGCAAGTGCATCGACCTTAGATTATTTTGCAGATAGATGGCACTATGCAAGGACAGGAACTGATAACGCCGTGTTTACGGTATCTCGCTCTACCGATGTTCCAAGCAATCAGGGTCTTGAATTTTCAGGACGCATTCAGTCCACAACTGCCGAAAGCGCCATCGACGCAGATGATTTGGTGTATATTCGATATATCATTGAGTCACAGGATTTGTTGCACCTCAACTATGGCACTTCGGCAGCGAAATCTTTAACGCTTTCGTTTTGGGTCTACTCTTCCAGCAACACGGGGAACTTTGCCGTAGATTTTTACACAAGTGACGCCAACAGAAATCAAAACAAAACTTATACAATTAGTGCGGCTAATACTTGGGAACACAAAACAATCACAATACCCGGAGACACTTCTGGCAGTGGATTCGCTGCTGACACGGGATATGGTCTAGGTATTCACTGGATAATGCTCGCCGGTAGTAATTGGGGAACAGGCGCAACCACAAATGTGGACAGTTGGGGTGCGTATTCTGGGGCCACCTTTGCTAATGGTTTTACAGCAACTAGCCCGTTTTTGACCACTAACGGTGTGTTTATGATTGCTGGCCCACAAATAGAGGTCGGCACTATAGCAACGCCTCTGGAGCGTCGTGGCATTCAAGAGGAGTCACTTGCTTGCTATCGCTATTATTATGACGGCAGGTTCGGCACAAACGACGGGCCTGCTTCTTCCCTCAGTCGTGACGCTCAGTACCCACATATTAGACACGCGATAGTTGATTTCCCTGTTCCTATGAGGGCTGGCCCAAATGTTTCAATACAGTCCAGTTCTGCCAATAGCATGGACCGGTATGGCAGAGGACAGGAAACATGTTACCCAAAAGCTGAAAATATCCATCCAGAGCATTTTCAAAACATTATCAAATATACAGATGCAAATCAGAACACTACGGCAAACTGGACAGATAGTGGTAATTACATAAATCGAGCCGGTTACAAGGCGAATGCGGAGTATTAATATGGAACCTGTAACCACATACGAAGATGTTGTGCGGCACACTCCTGTGGGAGGGACAGAGCCAACAAACGTATCTGTGACAATTAACGGTGAGCGTTGGACAGTTCCGATGGATATAAACAATGTTCATTGGGCAAGAATCAAACAGCTACTTGATGATGGAACACTTACAGCAACGGATTCTTCATAATGTCGTATATCGGCGTAGACCCAAATTTAGGTGACATCACCTTCCAGAGACTTACTGGGAACGGAAACGATACAGCGTTTACGCTGGCGCAGAGCGTTGTCAGCGGCGAGGCGATGCTTGTTACGATTGGTAACGTCGTGCAGGAGCCGGGGATTGGCAAGGCGTACACGGCGCAGGGTAACACTCTGACATTCTCCTCTGCCCCCGCTAACGGCGACGTAATCACTGTGCGTTTCTTTGGCCGCGCTGTGGATCAGCCGACTAGCTACGCGATGCAGCTATTCAAGTATGTGGCAACGGCGAACCAGACAGCATTTACGGGGGCGGATGCAAATGGTGCGATTTTGGCTTTTAGTGGCAACGATGTCGATGTTTACCTTAACGGGGTGCATCTGGACAGTTCAGACTTCACAGCCAGCAACGGAGATACAATCACACTCGGTAGTGGGGCCACGGTTAATGATGAGTTGGTGATAAGAGCGTTTCGTGCATTCACGGTTACTGATACAGTATCGAAGGCGTCCGGCGGCACGTTTGCTGGCGAGATTACGGCACCGCAGTTTCAGACTACGAACACCACGGTGGACACAGCGGTGTTCCGCACCAACGGCAAGACGGTCAGTGAGAACTCCACTATTGCCGCTACAAAGAATGCCCTTGGCATCGGTCCGCTTACGATTGCTGATGGCGTAACAGTTACGATTGCCAGCGGTGGCAGTCTGACAATCCTGTGAGGCGCGTATGGCTTCGACTCTAAATGTAGACCAGATAACGGCTACTGAAACAGATGGTAATATTACTTTTACCCCAAATGGGACGGGTATCTTTGTTCCTAAAAAAGTTCCGGCTTTTTACGTTTTTAATGGTTCGGCCCAGAATTTGACAAATGGGACATGGACAAAAGTCACCGGCCTTAGTTCCGAACTTTATGACAACACAAATCATTTTGATACGGCAAATCAGCGATTTGTAGCGCCGGTGAATGGAATTTATTGTTTCACTACATGCCTTAACTTTGGGACTGATACATCTTCTGGTGGGTACATGTATGCCGAAGTAAGAAAGACATTCGCAAATGGTTCTACGGCAGAATACTATACGACTGGAATTAGGATTACTAACACAGTCATTACAAATGACACTCAAATCAACGGCACAATAAGCCTACCACTTCTTGCAAACGAAATTGCAGAGATGTGGGCCTATCAAAATGTAGCGTCAGGGAATCCCACCCTTAACGGAGGAAGGTGTTTCTTTACGGGCCATCTAGTGAGTGGAACATGAGTACACTATTCGTAGACACCATCAACGAGAAGACCAGCGGCAACGGCATCCAGATTCCGGGGCATGTGGTACAAGTAGTCTCTTACAACATAGGTGAAGGTTCGCCTGCATTTAGCAACAGCACAACAGTAACCGTTACTTCTGGTCAAAATGTAATCATTGGCTCTGGAACCATTACACCAAAATATTCAACCAGCAAAATTTTAGTAACTGGCTTCAACATGGTCCACAATACAAACACTGGTTACACTTACATGAGAGTAATTAGGACACTCGGAGGGACATCTACGATTATTCAAACGCCCGGAAACGCGGTTGGTTTCCAACGCAACTCTGGCGTTAGGATGCCTATTCCTGTGCATATTTTGGACTCGCCAGCTACCACATCTCAAATTACTTATTCGCATCGTGTGGATTATCACGGAGGGACTGTTAGTCAGATATACAACTATGGCTCTTGTAATTTGACGTTACTGGAGATTGCCCAATGAGCAGCATACTGAAGGTCTCCGAAATCCAAAACACATCGGGGGGAACAACGAATTTTGTTGGCCGTAAACCAGCATTCTGTTCTGCGTACATATCTGGCGGCGATACTGGCGGAATCCTATCCCCAAACACTTGGACCTTGGCTCCACTCAACGCCACACACTTTGACAATTACAGCGGCTTTAACACCAGTACCTACCGCTATGTCATCCCCCACAATGGCACATACGCTATCAACGGTAGCGTGGATATGCGCCATAACTCTGGCTCCGGGCAATCAAACCAATTTTATATTGGTATCTACGTTAATGGCTCCGAGATTACGGCGTTGGAAAAAGACGGCAACGGGAACTACGATTGGACTATGGCGTTCAGTCACTTTCTCGAAAGGTCTTTTAACCAAGGAGACTACATCGAATTGAAGGGACTTTGCTCTTCTGGAAGTGGAATGACTAATTACAGGTTCAGAGGTGGCCGAACACAGCTAACTGTCCGTGAACTTATAGGTGTTTGATATGGCTACATTGCATTCTAAGATTGAGGAATATGTTGGACGAGAAGTGGATTTTGTTTCGGAAGTCCAAGTTTTCGATGATGCACACGGCAACCTTACGATTGGCAAATGGGGAATTGAAGACCCGACAGAGCCTACAATGGCGCAACTAGACGCGCTCGACACTGCGGCTGCGGAAAGAGACGCAGCAAAAGATTTAGCGATGTTGCGCCTTCAACGAGACCAGAAATTGACTGAAACCGATTGGTGGGCAAACTCGGACGTAACAATGACACAAGCTCAACGAGATTATCGTCAGGCATTAAGAGACATCACAAAATCTCACACCTCTCTTGAAACAGTAGCTTGGCCCTCTAAACCATCTTGATTAGGACTAACTATGGCAACAGTAGCAAACGCAATCACAGCCCTTATACCTGACGAACAGTGGGTGCTTCGTGGTGAGCCGACCACAGAGGATGAGTTCAACGCCATGTTCCGCCGGATCATTGGTGTAGACGAGAACGGCACCGCTGTCGAGTCCGACAACCCGGACAACTGGGGTGTATCGTGGACCACGGTCTCTGCGAAG